TTGTGGTAATCATTATGTGTTATTAGTGACAGATGATGGTGACGCAACTCCTGCATTGATTACTATGAAAGCTACTCAATTAAAAAAGAGTAGAAAATGGAACTCGATGTTACTTAACTTAAAACTTAAAGGTAAGAACGGATTGTTTACTCCTCCGTCTTATAGTCATTACTATAATTTAAAAACAGTTAAAGAAGGTAATGATAAAGGTAATTGGTATGGTTGGGAGATCTCAAGAGAAGATACTTTACAAGATGCTAATTTATACTCCATGGCTAAAACTTTTGCTGAAAGCGTAAGCAAAGGTGAAGTTAAAGTTAAATATGAACAGGAAGCTGCTACATCGGAGCAAACTCCTTTCTAATGCTACGGGGCGGGCAACCGCCCCTTTTATTTTATGGAAGACAGAGTAAAAAAATTTAAAAACATTTTTTATGGCTTAGACAGAGCCTATGGTCAGTATGTAAGCGACGGACAATCTGTAAATGGTAAGGCGTCTGGTAAAGCTTTTATATTAAAGCAACCTGTTAATGATCAGCTATGGATAGATCATATAAATGGAAAAGATCCTAGCTTAGGCATTATACCTATAAGAGATGATTCAAATTGTATATGGGGTTGTATAGATATAGATACATATCCTTTAGACTTCAAAAAGATAATTAAAAAGATTAGAAAACTAAATCTACCATTAGTTATGTGTAGATCAAAAAGTGGTGGTGCTCATATATTTTTATTTTTAAAAGAACCAACACAAGCAAAAATAATTAGAGATAAATTAATAGAATGGTCTGGTTTAATAGGGTATGCCAATTGTGAGGTGTTTCCCAAACAAATAGAAATAAAAGCAGATAGAGGGGATACAGGTAATTTTTTAAATCTTCCTTATCACGGTGGGGATGATAGTATGAGGCATGCTTTCAACGATGATGGTGATGCAATTAATTTAGATGAGTTTTTTATTTTATATGAAAAGCATAGTATTGGGCGATCTGAACTAAAAGATTTTAAACCTAACATTGAAAGACAAATAAATGAATTAGACGACGGTCCACCTTGTCTTGCTACTCTTATGTCT